TCCATTTGTAGATGAATTTCTAATTCCTACAATATTTACATCATAATCCTTATTATTTGGGTCTGTAAACCATTTATACCCTTTAGATGTAACTGCTTTTTCTATTTGTTCTTTTGTATACATTATTCTTTATCTTTTTTACCAAATATTTTTCCTGCTTCAGCAATACCAAAACTACCTAAAGCTATTATTACAAATGAATTGTAAATGTATTCTTGTACTTCTAATTGTTTTCCTGATAGCCCTGTAATAATATCTACTGCTGCAAATATTACCATTACTAAAAATGAGGCAAATCCAACGACACTTTTTTCATTAATGTCGTTTTCATCTTTAAATATATCTCTAAATGACATAAGTTTTTGTTTTATATATTTTCTTAATTTCATAAAACTATTTTTTAAAACTTAATTTATTATAAATATTATTACCCATCACAAGATACACAATCTGCTACACGGGATCCTAAATCACCCTTAATAACTGAATCTGTTCTTAAATAGTATAATGTTTTTACTCCTAATTTCCACGCTTCTATGTGGACTTGGTTTATCCATTTAGGTGAATCTGTTGGGTCAAAGCATAAATTTAAAGATTGTGTTTGATCTATATATTTCTGACGAATAGCAGCTTGTTGGACTAACCCTAGTTGATTTATTTCAGAAAATGTCAAAAATACTTCCTTATCATCTTCGTTTAAAATGTTATTGGGTAAGTTTTGAACTGAGCCATTATCTACTAAAATTTGATCCCATATTTTTTCATTATTGTATCCTTTTTCTTTTAGAATTTTAACAAGTTCTGGGTTTTTTACTATGAATGTGCCTTTTGCCCCATTAAATGTATAAACATTTGCAGGTTGTGGTTCGATACCTGCTGAACAACTATTAATTCTAGAATTAGATACTGTAGGTGCAACAGCTAATAAATGGGTATTTCTCATCCCCGTACCCTTACACCATAAAGGTTCACCATATTCTTCTGCTAGTTGACGTGAAGCAGCTTCTGCTTTTAATTTTATTTGAGAAAACACAGTATGTGTCCAAGCCGTTGATGCTATAGAATTAAATGGTAAGTCTTTTTGTTGTAAAAATGTATGCCACCCCATTACTCCTAGCCCCAATGCTCTACCCTTTTTAGCATGTCTATAGGTGCGTTTCATTGCTTCTTTACCTTCAGTTTTATCAATAAATTCTTGCATTACACCATCTAGAAAATATATAGCTGTTTCTACTACATCAGTGTCTTTCCATTCATCATATTTAGCTAGGTTTAAAGAAGATAAACAACATATAAATGAATGTTCTTCATCTGTGTGTAGAGTAATTTCAGTGCAAATATTAGTCATAGACACATCTAAATTATTTTTTAAGTATGCCATTGGGTTATCTTTATTAATGTTATCTTTAAACATTATGTAAGGTTCACCTGTTTCAACTCTTGATTTTAAGATTTCTAACCATAGTTCCATTGCTTCTTGGTCTCTATCGTTGAGTTTTTTCATAAAAACATCATCTACTACTACACATTGGTGTAAGTTTAAACATTGTCTATTTGGATCACCCTTTGGTCGTCTAATTTGAAGATATTCGTCAATATCACCATGATTAATATCTAAATTAACACTAGCTGCTCCTCTTCGCACACTGCCCTGGTTAGTAGCTATTATAGTTGAATCATAAATTTTAGCCCAAGGAACTACTCCTTCTGATTTGCCATTTCCTTTAATAGATGAGCCTCTATCTCTAATTCTTGATAAAGAAATACCAACACCTCCACCTTGAGAAGTAAGTTTCATTAGTTCAGCATTAGTTAGACCTATACCTCGAATTGAATCAGGAGTATCAACACCAAAACATGAAATAGGTAATCCCCTATCTGTCCCCGTATTTGATAAAACTGGTGAAGCTAAACCAATCCAACCATTCCAAATATATTTAAAGAATTTATTTTCTAAATCAGGTCTATTTAATCTCATAGCTACAGCACTAGCTACTCTTTTATAGGCTTTTTTAGGTGTTTCTCCTGGGAGTAAATATCCTTTTGAAATTGTTGATAAAGCTACTTCATCCATATAATCCGGATAATCTTTACCCCTTTCCCATTGTGTGTAATCTGCTATTAAATTATTATCCATATCTTAAAATATTGCTGCGGCATCCCATTCTTTAGTTCCTTTACTATAATTTGTTACCCTACTTGCAAAGAAATCTGTATGTTGTTTTCCTGCTGATAGGTGATCAAACCATTTCATATTATTTACTGCAGTCATGTCTATATCTGAGATTATTGGGTTATACCCTAAATCTCCTAACTTTGTATTTACTCTGTTTTTAATAAAATTAATTAAATCATATTTAGAACATCCTTCTAGATCTCCTAATTCATATACTTTTTCAATAAAATCAAGTTCTAATTTAAGGGAAAGTAAAGCTGCTTCATTAATTGCTGCCTCTAATTCTGGTGTTTTAAGTTGTGGGTTTTCTTTAATCAATGTCCTAAATAACCAACATCCTGCTTCTGAGTGTAATGATTCATCTCTTATTGACCATTCTACTATCTGTCCTACTCCTTTTAATTTATTTCTCATTTTAAATGAAAGTAATACTGCAAATGAAGAAAATAAATTTACACCTTCAGTAAATGCTGAAAATATAGCTAAGGATTTTGCAATTTCATGTATATCTTTTTCCCCATTAAAACTATCTCTAATAGTAGTAAGATTTTCTATTTTAGCCATTGTAGCTTCATCTTCTAAAAACTCATCAAAATTATCTAAACCTAGTGTTTCGTTTAATAAAGAATAGGCTTCTGCATGTATAGTTTCAAAAGCACCAAATGTAGTAGCCATCATTATAACTTCAGGTTTTCTAAACCATTTTGTAACTAATCCACTCCAATAATCATTTACAACTGTTTCTGTTTGAGCAAAACCTTTAAGGATTGAGCCTATTATATTTTTTTCTGTTTCTGTTAAGTTTTGTTTCCAATCATTAACATCTGACATCATTGGAACTTCTGTGTGTAACCAATGTGCTTGTTGTTGTTTTAACCAATAATCCGCTGCCTCTTGGTATTCAAAAGGCTTGTATATTATTCTCTCCTTAAGTAGGTTAGTTTTTGCCATAGTTTTTATGTTTTTATAGTAAATTAAATTGTGTATTTAGCTGTTGTAAATCAAAACTATCTAAATTAGAATTAGGATTAACTGGTTTAGAAGAGGTTACTAATTCTTCATCTTCATCATAATCATGAACTTCAAAATGTCCTGTTGATGTATCAGCTTTTACCCCATATGTTAATCCATCCATTCCGTATCTATTTTTCATTACATGAAACCTTCCGGTGCCGTTTACTTTGTCCTTTGCTTTTCTAGACAATGAAAGACAAAAATCAGTTATCATAATCTTATCATAAGATCCTGCTGCCTTGTCTCCCTCTATGACATCATCCTTTGCACCAGCCCTGTTAACTTGAGAAACGGACCAAATTGGTATGTTTAGCTCACGAGCAAGTCCTTTTGTGCTTGTATAAATATCGTCAATTTCATACTTACGATCAACATTTTTTCTTTTTGATGAAAGCAGGTCAACATAATCAATTAAAACTAGATCAGGTTTTAAATCAAGATCTGAACATTTTCTAATATGAGATTCTACTGTATGTATTGTAGCTTTTCCCATAGGAAATTCTTTAATTACAAGTTTTCCTGGTATTTGGGGTATAATTTCTTCTACTTTATCCTGATGTTTAGCTATATGGTTCACTGGTACTTTTGTGAAAAATGCATCATATCTTCTACCCACATAATCCTCACCTAATTCTAATGTGTAATGTAAAACGTTATAACCCATTCTAACAGCATGTCCTCCTAATGCTACTAATGACCAACTTTTACCACCTCCAGGATTACCAAATATTAAACCAAAATCACCTTGACCTAACCCACCCTGTAATAAGTCATTTATTCTATTCCAAGGTGTAGCGACTGGTTTTCTATTATCTTCTCTATATCTAGTTTCAATGTCTAAATTATATTCATGTCCTATGTTTTTATCAGCACCTGCTTTTAGTGCTTCTTCAACCATTATTTTAATAGAATCATAATCTCCGGCCTTTAATAAATCTACTGATGATAGTAATGCTTTTTTTAATTGTTGGTTTTTACAAAACCCAGTAAATTCTTCTTGAACATATTTTAAATCTTCATCAGATGCTATATATGCTTCTCTAAGTTGGTCTTTAATTGATAGTTGTAGTACTTCATTTTCTATTTTTTTAACTTCTACTTTTAAAATATCTAATGAAGGTACTGTGTGGTATTTGTCATAATATTTTAATATTTCTTTTACAATCCACCTATGTGCTTGATTGTTAAAATCCTCTTCATTTAAAATATCGTATATGTTTACTAAAAACTCTTTATGAGTAAGTAAAGATGATAACACTTTAACTTGGAATTTAGGACCATACTCTTGGATTGATTTTAATGTCATGTAACTTTTATTTATTTATAACTAATTTTTCAAAGTTCTCTTTTAACCAGTATTCTAGGTTTCTAATCATTCCACCTAATTTATCCTCGTTATAGAGTGCTATGAACTGCTCGGGAATGTATGATAATTCATTTGATTTAACAACTTCATCTAACCATTTCTTATCATTTTCTCCAATCATTGGATTTGACAGATCCATTACTGTGTAGTTTTTTTCTAAATCTTTTACACTCTGTATAATGCGAGCATATACAACATGATCTTTATACTTTTTTTCACATATGTCTAGTATATCATCAAATGTAAGGATTCCCTTTGATAGTTCAGGAAATTTTTTCATTAATCCTTTTTCACCCAAACCTTTAACACCTTTAATTTTATCAGAATTATCTCCTAAAAGTGTTTTATGTAGTATAAAGTTTTGGGCAGGCATATTATACTTTTCTTTTATTAATTCTTCAGTATAATATTTTTTCTCCATTGGTCTGTAGACTATAACATTTTTGTTTACTAGCTGTAAGAAATCCTTATCACTAGATACTATGAATAGTTTATCGTCTTGGTGTTTTGGTAATTTATCACACAGATAAGCGATGATATCATCCGCTTCTACCTTATCTAAAATCAATGTTTTAACTGGTAGTGTTTTTAAATAGTGTATTACTCTTACTATTTGGTCTACCTTAGAATCATGTTCATCATTTAAATTATCAAATATTTCCCAATTAGTAACTCGTTGTTCATTTCTACCTGATTTGTATTCAGGTAATAAATTTTTTCTACCAATTGTAGAACCCGCTCCATCAAATACAACGTAAACTTGGTCAGGTTGAGTTTGGCGAATCATAGCACCTAAAGATCTGAAAAAACCACCTAATCCCCC